CCTCTCTAATAGTGATTATTCTGTTCTGTTATTAAACTGCCATTCCAATAGCAATAATACCTACTGTGTAAATATGAGGCGTGGAGCTTGCCGATGGTCTCAGCAAAAAGCACGTTCCACAGTTTGCGTTGGGATTGCTCCCTAAGTTATGCAAAATGTTGCAAGAAGCACCGCTATCTGCGGCCGTTCCCGAAGTAACAATAGTCGGTTGAGACGCGAACGGCTTCGCAAAATCTCCGAGCTGAATTTCGGAGCTATTAATAAATCCTCCACCGAAAGCTGTTTCAATTGTTAACGAGGTAGTTTGGAACATTTTTGTGCAAATCTGTAGCTTGCCGGGAAGAACGATATACATGCCGTTACTATTCGTTCCGCTTTCGATTGCGAGGGCGGCAACGGATTCTTGCAGAGAGGTAATGTTCGTTGCGTTCGTTTCTGATGCTGTTTTTGCCTGCACGGCAATTGTGTTCGCGTTATTTGCCTGCGTTGAAGCGCTTGATGCAAGCGCGTTCGCTGTGTCCGCGGTAGACTGTGCGCCGGAAGCCGCCGTAGCATTGTTGTGCATCGCTGTATCAATAGCTGTCATAGCGCCGTTAAAGTCTCCCAGATATGTGGGTTTGTCAGTCCCAATATATTGGGGAAGTTCATAATAGGTTGTCTTGTTAGTAAAACTCATTTTTTATATCTCCTTTTTATATTAGTTAGGTAAGCCAGTATTATCAAACGCTTCTGCGGTCAGTTCGTAACCATCGAATATAGTACATGTAAGACCGGAGCGAGCGTCAAACTCTTCTGCCGTTATCGGATTTTGACGATGTAAATCGTACAGTTGATTAACCACTTGTTTAATTAATATGTAGTCACCCGTAATTGGGGAAGTCATATAAAAATTTGGGTCTTTAAATAAAATATTTAAGGAGTTAAAGTCAAAATCGTAAGCACTAATATTTAAGTTGTCAAATTCAGTACATGTTAGAAGTGAACCGTCGAACTGTGCACAGTTTATCGCATTCGTTCTATAACCATTCCACATGTTATTCAACGTGTTCTGCAAACTGTCCATTAACCCAGTAGTTGGGTTAATTACAATAACATTCTGAATATCTGGCAAATCATTGATTAAGTTTAAAATTTGTTCCTCAACCCAGTTCTTTAAATAAGCGTTGTTATCAGTTATTAAATTATTAAGTATGCTTATTTGTTCATTGATATAACCTTGTACTTTTAAAATTTCACCATCTACGTAATTTTTACCATTTATTCTAAGTTGCTCAATATTATAATTGATAATATTGATTTGATTTTGCAAGTCCTCTCGCAAAATTTTTATTTGTTGGTCTGTATAGTCGTTTGTTGTATCTTCAAAGTTGTTAACGTATTCTATAACCTCATTTAGTTTTTGTGAAACCTTACAAAGCGTTTCATAATAACTGATAGAATCATCGTAAACAAGCGGAATGACTTTTTGACACCAAAATCTAAACTGTTTTACCTGTTCGTCCATTCTGATTACCTCCTTTTAGTATAAGTTCAAAAATAAGTCACTAAATTCGTTTATCAACATTTCATCAACATTAATAATTGATTCTCTATACTCCATCAAAAGTTCTGCGACTGGGTGGCTTGCCGTTACACCCGTTCTTTTTATAGTGTAAATTTCTGTTTCGTTTCTGTCGCTTTCGCTGTTACCCTGCTGATTGCTCTGACCCGTTTGCGTCTGATTCGTTGTTGAGCTTTCAGTATTAGTTGTGGACATTGTAGCATAATCTTTACCATTCAATGTTGTTTGCGGCAAATCGCTTTGGATAAGCTCGCTACTATTATTTATCTGGTTAGTTAAATCATTTAAGCTACTATTGCTTAACAGATTCTTTATTTTTTCAGCAAAAGTTTTGTTTCCGCTATAAGTTTCTGAAAAATTAGTGTCCCATAAATAATTGAAATCAAGGCCTATTGTTTTATAAAGCTCGTTGTAATATGGAGCCTTTTCTAAAAATCTATCTTGCACAAATATTTTCCATAACCCTATAGTTTCAAATCCTATTTCTCTCATTAAATAATGAATCAAGAATTTTCGCTCAATCTCTACTAAATGTGTTGTGTTTTCAATTCCCGTATCAAAATTAAAGATGTAAGATATACTATTTTCTATTTTTTCTTTTAACGTCATATCGGGGCTATTCCCCGGAGCCATTTCGATAACGTTGATTAGTTGAGTTGTATATTTGCTCAAGATTCAAACCTCCTGTTAAGTTCGGTTCATTTACCATCGTGGATATTTCACTATTAAAGCTAACCTTTATGTCAAGACCAAACATTTTGTTGATTTTATCAACCGCGATTTCTCTTGCGTTTAAAAATACTTTACGTTGAGCTTCTACATTACCGTAATTAGATGCAACTTCATCGGCAACTAATCTTTCTCGTTTGTCTTGATTAGAATTTTCGATACCTAAGAAAGTTAAAGCCTCATTCCAAATTTGATGCTTCAAAGATTCCAATTTATCAGATACATATGGAGCATCAGTTTTTATTGATTGAATCCCTGTTAAATCTAAATCTTTGTTCCCAAAAATAAACGGCTCGTTTCCGTCGTACTGCATATAAAGGTTTTGCATAGTTAATCTTTGTTGTTCAGAAGCAATAACCATTAAAGGTGTTTTTTGTGATTTAACATTAACATCAATTGACCTTTCAATCTCGTACATTCTGTATGCATACTGTTCAATCGTCATAAACGTTGGAAGATGCAGATAATTATTCCACATAATTACAGAGTTTCCAACATTAAGATTAGAATTTGAATACCCGTTAGCACCTATAGCTGTATATCTTGTTGGCTCTCCATATACATCAAGTTTTTCAAAATTACCGGATAAACAAAGATAACCTAAAAATTCATCTTCAAAAAAGATGCAATATCCCTTTTCAAAAAATTGACGTTCCAAATATTCAATATTGACCGTATCTGGCACGTTCTCCCATTTAAAAGAGTTTATTGCCAAATTTTTCAATCGATATAAATAATCAAAATATGTTTGGTTGTTTCGCTCGGCGCTCTGCCATCTGTATCGTTTATTTTTGCTCATACTGGGTTATTACTCCTTGAATAATCACCAACAAAATCTCCGTGCCAAAAGGTTATGCCGTTGTTAAAACATTGCTTTATTTTTGCTAAGTCATCAAACGGAACCTTGCCCGTTATGTTAGCCTTTTCAGTCTTAACATAGTTCCAAGATTGACGTGTGTTTAGGTTCGGCTTTTTCAATAAGTTTGTTGCATAACCATATCTGTCGAAAAAGTCATCAATCCTTTCTAACACATCTTCGCGCAAGTGCTTTTCATAAAAAATGAAACATAGACGCCCCATTGTTTGCAAAACATTTGTTCCTTGTGTTCCACGTGAAACATCGGAAGCGTTTGACGCTTGCACTTGTGCGTTGGCCGTTTGCAAAAGACTTGTTGCAGATGAAGCGGCGCTTGCAATGCCCATCGGGCCAGTAGCCGGAATAGAAGCAATTGAACCAATTAGACCTATTGTGGACTGTAACATATTTAAGTTATATGAGCTTGAGTTTTGAGCGACCCAAGCTTTATACGTATCAACATTGTAAGCAAACTGAGGGAATCCACTAATAATTAAAGATTCATCAGTATTTTTTGCCTGCCCGTTATAATCAATCGGATATGCTATTATTTCGCAGTTTGCCGAAACACTTGCTTGCATAATAAAGTCATGTCTAAAATACGATGACTTGTTTTCAAAATATTCAAAGCGATAAATTTTACTACTTCCGCTCCCACTTGTTACGAACAAAAAGTCATAAGGGTATGTAAACAACTTTTTGTTCCGTGGTATATAGTTACCTATAGCGTTATAAAAATGCTGATAGGTAAAATCTTTTAAAATCGGAGACGTTATATAATCAGTAACCGGAGGCAACGGCAAAAAAGCCGTCGGCATGACGAACGTAGCAAAAATAGTGTCTTGCTGTCCGGCCGTCACTATTTCATCTATTAAGTGTAAGATATATGGCTCTCCTTTTTCATCTGTCGATGAAAGCGAAGAAAAATAAACATACCCACCCGTAAACGTCCCTGCGAAAACTCCGCGGGGGGCACTGTAAAAGTCACTATTGTAAGTGCTTAGAACAACACCCGTGTAACTGTCGAACTCGTCCGGGATTATTCCCGGCTCTAAGACATACTCGCTACAGTCTACGGGCTCGGGCTGTAAGTTGTCTCCAATTTCGTCAGTTGCAGAATGTTCACGCTCGACCATACATTCGTTAATTTCCATATCGAAAAACCATGTTTGTATGGCATCGATTTCATAAGTAACTACACAAGCGTTAACATTTATCCATTCAATAGCTGTTATAAAACCATAAAACCATTTTGATTTATAGTTAGCATTTTGGAACATAATGTAGTTACAATCGTAAAGATTGTCTGCAACAATATCAAGCCTAACCGAGTTAGGCAGTCTAACCGGAGCGACTTGTGAAAATGAATATTTAGTTTTCCCCGTAAAAAATGCCGTTTGTTCGGACACGCTCGAGAAGTAAAGCGTGTCCGAATAACTTGAATCAAGCGGCACGTCCGATAATATTCGAACGTTTGAAAGGGGCGAGAATGAAGTAATTGCCATTTTTTATGAACCAACTGTAATTGTTGCCGTTCCCTTTTTCGTGCTATCGAAAGCAGAAGTAGCCGTAACCGTCAAGCTCGTGTTTGCTTCGTCGCTCGCTACAGTAACATTACCGTTTGCATCAACAGTAGATGTTACTGTTTCCGTTCCGGTCAAGGCCCAAATTACATTTTTGGGAGCAAGCCCCGTTGTTACGACTGAGGCACTAAACTTAGCGCTCTGTCCTTTCTGAATAGTTTCCGTGCTCGGAGTTACCGTCACCGATGTTACCGTCGGGGTAGATGTAGTGAACAAAATTGCGTTGGAGAACGGAGAAGTGCTGAACGTTTTCCAAACATGATAGAAATAATTCCAATAAAGGCCCTGCGGATTGTATATTTCGGTAGTGTTATAAAGATTGTCCCAAATCATGAACCAATCCTTATCAACCATAAGACCCTGTATTTTGCCAAGCTCGGTTAGTTCATCTTCCGTAAACGGTGTAAACGTGGTGTAAGGGTCATCGGCAAAAATCAATGCAAGGCGTTCGTTATCGAATGTTCCGAAGCCGTCAACATAAATCTGACGGCCAAGCAACTCGGCCTTGTTCATGTTAAACGAAAGGGCGAGCACCTCTACATCAAAAATTGAGCTTATCTCCGTCGTTAGAATCATATAAAGCGAACTAATATCACTATATGTCATCACACCGCTGTTATTAAACTTATTTGACATAAAGCCAAGATTTTTAGCATAGGTGACCATCTGAGAAGTAATGGAGCGTGCGTTGTCGGCAGTGGGAGATTCAACATTGACAGTATAGATACTACCGTTAAGCGCTTCGCGCGCAATCATGTATTTCATTACGATAAATTCATCATAATTTGCGCCCGTGTAAATCTGTTCAATTATTCGATTGATAAGGTCGCTTACACCCTCATACGACAAAAAGGCTTGATGAAGCTGTTCGCGGGTCACTGTAGTTGGGTAATATTTCTGATAGTTCATAGAATGGAACGCAGCTTTTACGTCCGGGATTCTGCGTTTGAATACTTCCGTTTCAGCTTTTTCCGGGTCAAATTGATAAGGGTTCGCAAGCTGTACGAAAATTTCTTCGATTGTTTCACCATATTCAAGAATACCCCGCTTAAACCCCGCCCACGGATTTTCGTAAAGGCGAGATGTAACAACAACCTGCGCTATTCTATTCACAAGCGCGGATAAAAACGCGTTCTGTAAGGGCTGATATTCGAGCATCACGTTTCCGATTGCGCGCAAGCTTCTAACCGCGTCACTTCTCGTCGCGCGGGCACCGTTCGCCATGATGTCTCCCTCACTAATTGCGTACGGTACCATATCCGCGTAGGTTCCACCCACCTCATTTTTGATAGAGTTCAGCACGTTAGCGCTGTTTTTTGCTGTAATCGTATTTGCTTTTTTCGGGATTGTAGGCATTTATTTTTCCTCCTTATTTTCATCTTCATAAAGAACTTCGTCGATTGTTACATCTTCGTAATCTTCGCCGTCATCTTCTTTTTCTTCCTCTATTTCTTCTTTAGCATCATCTTTAGAGGTTTCGAAAAATCTTTCACGGTATTTGTCCCGGAGGTCATTGTATTTTTCCTCCCAGTTTTCCCACTCGTAATCGTAAAATTCGTCATCGATATCTTCATCATATCCGCGAATGTTTTTGCCGATTTCGTCCATTGTTTCCTTAATGGTAACAAGTTTGTCAAAATCTTCTTCGTTAATTGAATAACGTGTGATTAAGTCTTTGAAAAAGTCGTTGATATATTTACCTCGGAAAATCTTCATCTATATTTCTCCTTTTTTATATGATTCGTTTTATCCATAGCCACCACGGCATACTTTTAGTTGGTTTTACGGGCGGCTTTCCACTTAAAAATTGATACCAATATACAGCGTTTGCAACTCGTTCAGCTTCCGCGGGTACTCCGGGTCGTTCATATTCCCAACAAAATGCAAGAGCTAAGTCGCCCGGATAATCTAAGGAATGAGCCCACTCGTCCCATGTATATTGCCATTGGCCGCGTTTATACCATTGCGGCTCAATTCCTCTGTGTGCTATTCCGGTCGATTCCTCATACTCTGCCCAAATAACGTTACATTGTTTGTCTGGATTTTCCCAATCAGAATGGCCTCCATATAAAACGTCGAGAACAGCATACAAGTCGTCGGGCGGGGTCCATTGAACAAGGCCGTGTCCAGTTCCGCCTATCTCAATCAATGCAGGATTTAAGGTGGATTCTCGTTGCATATTTCCAAGTAACCCCGCAACAGCGTTTACAGTCCAACCACGCGACCCATAAAAATTCCAAACTTCGGTGGCGTTTGGCTGCATTTTTTCAAGGCCAAAATATTCGCTGTTTCCACCAATAATCCAAGCCATTTTTTAATAAGACTTCATGCTCGGGTTATTACCCGTTGCATACACAAGGAACGCGGCGAGTGCTGTTCCGATGGCACCAATCCACCATGGGAGGTCAACACCTGCACTTACTCCGGCTCCTACGAACGCTTCATACACAGCCGAAATAGCTCCAATCCAAAAAATAGGTGACTTAGTTCTGCTCTGCTCCATTTATACGTTAACCGCCTTTCTGATTACTACGCCGACTTCACCATTGCTTCTCTTTACTCGGATAAAGTCGGAGCCTTTTTCGTTCTCAACAACTGTTACTTTTTCCCCTGCCGGAATAGTCGTTTGCTGTGTGTTGAAATATGTTGTATACAACATTGTTACCGTTTCGTCTGGTTCCGGGTCGGGCTGTACGGGTTGTTCGGGAGCGTTACCCTTTCCGAAAAATATTTCGAGAACGTCGCAAATTATATTTGTAAACGCTTGTTGGTTATTTTTGTACAACTGCAAATCGTTATAGTTTGTAATGAAACCGTTTTCAAGAGTAATCGCAGGCATTTTTGTTTTTTCAAGCACGGTTGCGCCCTGCTCTTTCGCCCCGCGATTATTAAATCCTATTCCCGCAAGAGAGTTTACCATATAGGCCGCAAGGTCTTTTGATGTTTGACTTGCGTTTCTTCCGTAGAGAACTTCAATACCGTTTGCCGATGAATTTTTATAGCTGTTCATATGAAAAGAAAGATATACATCGGCATCAAATTCGTTTGCAGTTTCAACTCTATAATTTAATGATTCACTTTGCGAAGCTGAGTTAGAGGGCGGATAGACATCAGTCATTCTTGACATCATGGTCACGTGCCCGCGTTTATTCAGTTCTTCATTTACCTTTTTTGCAAGGTACAGAACGTTATTTGATTCGCTTTCCCCATTTCCAATGGCTCCGCTGTCTTTGCCGCCATGCCCGGCATCTAAATAAGCTTTCATTTGCTTAACTCAATCTCCCTTTGAATATCTATTTTATCATTAATTTTAGAAATCATCGTCGTATTATTCGAAACAACCTCGGTTAATTCTTCGATTAAAACGGCGTACCGTTCGGTCAACTCTTTCCGTTCGTTTCTGTGGTTGTCAATTACATACTTCACAAAAACAATCAATATAATACACATAACAATCGGAAATCCAAGTGACGCTATTAATTGGGCAATCAAGTTCATATCCATAGAATTTAACCTCTATATATATAATAAGGTAGGATTTATTTTTTGTCAAGTAGTTTTTTAATTTTTTTCAAAAAAAACAAATTTTTATTGACTTTTTTGTTAACTTAGGTTATAATTAAATCATCAAAGGGCCATTTGATAAAAAATAAATACGAAAGGAAAAAAAAAATGAAAAAAATTAGAAGAAACGTTACGCACTATACCTATGTTTTCGGTAAAGTTGGAGATTTTGATAATACTGATGCAGCTAAAATTACCGAAATAAAAAATGTTGAAAAATGGGGGGGACCGCTTAGTAAACGTGAAATGAGCAATTATACATACGACGGTTATGTATTACTCAATGGAAAAGAAACAGATATCATGTTAGAGGCCGACTTGGAAAAATTTGTTGAAATAGCTGAAATTACGGAGGTATAAAAATGGAAAACGCTGTTGCAATTTATGATGACAATGAAAAAATGATAGCTGAACTTAACGCTGAAAGAAACGTTCAGTATTGCTCATTTAAGCCGAAAAATGAAGACGATGAAATCCTTTTGTTCAACGTTATGAACAATCCAAAATACAGGCTTAAGGATTTTATCAACAAAACGATTGCTGTTAAAGATGTATTTTGCGAAATCGTACAATGTGTGAACAAAGAAACTGGAGAGGTTAACTCTGCTCCGCGTATCGTTCTAATTGATGACAAGGGAGATGGTTATCAATGTGTATCGCTCGGTATATTTTCAGCAATCAAGAAAATATTTAACGTAAAGGGTGAGCCGTCGACATGGAAAGCACCTATCCATTTAGAGGTCAAACAAATCACAAAGGGTGTAAACTCGATGTTGACGCTGAACATGGTTAAATAAGATGTAAGCGGTGGGTGGATGGGAATTATTGGAGGTGATTTTTTGAAAACAGTTGGAGGAGTTTACTATAACTTGAAAGAATCAACATATAATTTAAATTCCTCTGGGTTAACATTTTATTTCAGTTCTAATTTATACAAGAATATGTTCATAAGAGATAAAAATAAACATCGGTTGTATATTCATCAAATTTTAAAAAATAAGATTGGATTAAATGCGGATTTTAACAGAATAGCTGATATTTCCTTATATCGAAAAATAGAAAAACGTGGTTTTTATATCTTAAATGATAGGGGTGAAGAGGTGTGGCCAAAAATAGCAATATTCGATGGAGAAAAAAAGATATTGAACGAGTACGAAAAACCGCTCAAAGGTTCAATGCAAAAATAACCCGATTAGAAAAGAAAAATCCAGAATTTTCAAGATTTTACCCAGAAAGAATAAGCACGAAAGAATTACAATCAATACCGACACGAAAGGAATTTAACAGAATTATAAAGGGCTATGAAAAATTTTTAGAAAAAGGGTCGGAAAAACTAAGATTTTCAGAAAAAGGATACGGACTTACTGATTGGGAAATTAAAGAAACTCAACAAAATGTTCGTAGAGTTAACAGACAAAATGCAATCAAAAAAGAACGGATAAAACCCTCAACCGAAAAAGGTACTATGGGGTTGGTTGAGAAAAATAACTTAAAATCCTATTCCACAAATTTTGATAAAAGAACTTTTGAAGAGTTTAGAAAATTTGAAAGATTTTTAGAAAAAAATTTGTCATCAAAATATAGGAATGAAAAGGCAAATTTATACAAACAAAACTATATTAACGCCATTGACCAAAATTTAGGTAATCACCCATATGGTAAAATATTAAAAGATTTGATAAATGAATTAGATATCGACACTTTATTAGATGGCGCCGCTGATTCACCACAGCTTCAAATTCAATTTATATCGTTGCCCTCAAACGACTACAATATTATTGCAGAAGAAACGTTAAGTCACTGGTTAGATTTTCTAAATAGAAATGGCATCGAAACAGAAGCTATGCGCGGACTTTGAAACGACTACAGACAAAGAGGATTGCAGAGTTTGGGCGGCTGGGTTAATTAACATATACACGCAAAAATTTACATATACAAATAATCTTAACGATTTTATGGCAAAAATATTAAATATTGATGAAGCTATAATTTATTTTCACAATCTAAAATTTGATGGGGAGTTCATTCTATATTGGTTATTTGAAAACGGATTCACACATTCAAGGGCGCGACACCCTAATGAAAAAGAGTTTACTACATTGATATCCGACAAAGGAGCTTTTTACTCGATGGAAATTTGTTTGAACGATAATATTATAAAAATAATAGATTCTTTAAAAATTTTACCATTCAAAGTTGAAGCCCTACCTAAAATGTTCGGAATAGAAGATAAAAAACTATCAATAAACTATACTGAAAAAAGAGAGATTGGTCATATTTTAACAGATGATGAAGTTGATTATTTAAAAAATGATGTTACAATTGTTGCAAAAGCTTTAAAAATTTTGTTTGACGAGGGACATACAAAAATGACGCAAGGGTCTAATGCTTTGGCAGACTATAAAAAAACAATAGGTACAAAAAACTTTAAAAAATGTTATCCACCACCAAACTATGACCATGACATACGGCAGTCCTACAGAGGTGGGTTTACTTATGTAAATCCAAAATTTGCGGGTAAGATAATAAGTGAGGGGTTAGTTTTTGATGTAAATAGCCTTTATCCCTCTGTTATGAAAAATGATATGTTACCGATTGGAGAGGGTATATTTTTTAATGGTAAGTATGAAAAAGATGAAGTATATAATTTATACATTCAGATGTTTAGATGTCAATTTGAACTAAAACCAGGGCATATACCAACTATTCAGCTAAAAAACCTATCAATATTTAAAGTTAATGAATATGTTGAATCGTCAAAAGATGAAATAATAACACTATGTTTGACATCGGTCGATTTAGAGTTATTTTTCAAACATTATAATATATACAATTTAGAATATATCTCGGGGTGGAAGTTCAGAGGTGTTCATGGAATGTTCGATGACTATATTAACAAATGGTATAAGGTAAAAGAACAAGCGACAATTGATAAAAACTTAGGTATGAGGACGTTAGCTAAACTAATGCTTAACGCGTTATACGGAAAATTTGGTCTAAATCCTAAAGTTAAATCAAAAATACCGTACTTATTAGATGGTAATGTTAAATACGAAATTTCTCAGCCAGAAACGAGGGAGCCTATTTATATACCGATGGCCACTTTTATAACAGCCTATGCTCGTAAAAAAACAATAGAATCTGCACAAAAGTTGTACGACAGATTTATATATGCCGACACCGATTCGCTTCATCTTTTAGGGAAAGAAATCCCAAAAGAAATTGAAATAAGTAATACAAAACTCGGGGCATGGAAGTTGGAGGGAGAGTTTCAAAAAGCTAAATTTTTAAGACAAAAATGTTACGTTGAAGAAATAAACAATAAATTAAACGTAACATGTGCAGGAATGCCGGAAGCATGTCACAAATACGTTACGTTTGATAATTTCGAATTTGGCAACAAATTCGCGGGGAAGCTACAGCAAAAAAGAGTAAAGGGCGGTATCGTTTTATTAGATATTGACTTTACTTTAAAACCATGATAGAATGGAGGAAAGGTATAAGAGCAAGTTAAATAGACAAAGGGTGGTATCACGGCGTAAAAACTGCACTTTTTTGCTCGGGTTTGATAACTGCTATTTTGCTCTCTTATACCTTATTTTATATGTATTTAAATGTAAAAAAATTATTACCGTATCAAAGAAATTTTATATTTATAAATGGTGAACGTTCAATTGGAAAAACATACTCAACATTAAAATTTATAATTTCATCATGTATAAAAAACTCTACTGAATTTGTATACATTGTTAGAACACAATCAGAAAAGAAAGACGGTATTTTTAAACAAGCTCTACAAAAAGTATTAATGAACGAGTTTAAAACGTTAAAAACCGATATAAATAATGATGATTTTTATATTGAACATAACGATGTAAAAATACAGCTTGGTTATTGTTTAGCTCTTTCAGAAGCACCAAAAATAAAACTGCGTTCGTTTCCAAAAGTAAAGTATATTATTTTTGATGAATACACTTTGGAAGAAAAACAGCAACGAAACTACATAAACGGTTTTAAAGAACCAGATTTACTTTTGTCAATTTATCATACAATAGACAGAGAGGAGGACAGGGTTATTTGTTTTATGCTCGGAAACAACACCTCTTTTTACAATCCCTACCATCTTCACCCCGCTTTTAATATTCCACCAACAAAACGCAATAGAATATGGTGTTCTAAAAATGTTCTCTTTTATTGGGCAACAAGCGACAAAGAACTGATAGAAAAGAAAAGCAATTGCAAATTTTTGGAAATGATAAATAATACTGATTACGGCAAATATGCAAAGGACGGCGAATATATTGAAGATAATTATAACTTCATAGACAAAAACGTTTCTGGTAATTATTATTGTACAATTTTATATAATAATGAAAGCTTTGGAATCGTTGCAAACAATAAAAAAGGTTTATGTTTTGTAACAAACAAAATTGACCCATATAAAAAACTTGTATACGCACTAACAAAAGACGACCACAGCGAAAATACTATGTTAACAAAAGGAAAAAAGAATACTGTATTAAAATGGATAATCGAGCAATACAAATTGGGCAATATGCGTTTCGTGAATATGGAAATAAAATCTAAATTTGAAAGCGCAATAAAATTGATACTATAGGGTTGCAAAAATATTTAAACTATAGTATAATATATTTAGGGTACGAATATTAATTGAAAGGGGGGTAAACTATGAACAATTACGATGAAGAAAAGTACAGATTGATTAAAGAGTTGCGAGAAGAATTAGAAAATTACAGAAAAGCAAGAAACGTACTATACACTATAGGCAAAGTATTAACTGTTATTGCTGTAATAGCTGTAATCTTTGTCATTCTCGGAGGTGATTTACTATTCTAAATGTAATTGTAGAACATGAACATGGAGGGTATTGTGCGTATTTACAAAACACAGGCGAGTTTTTATGTTACGGTGACAATTACAACGAAACATATAATGAAGCCTGCCTAATTGCAAGCATAATAGAACAAAACAAAGAGAAGTAAAACGCTTAAAAATATTCGTACCCATAGGGGAGAAAATTTTTTCTCCCCTATTTAAATATTTTTTATAAAATCTATTGACAAATTTTATAATGTATTGTATAATATAATTACCGAAAGGGGAAAGAGAGGTAATAAAAATGAAAAAAGATTTTGAAGTATTCAAGCTCACAGGAAAAGACACGGTAGAACAGGTAATTAAGGATTTGAGAGAACAAAGCGACATTCTTTACGGAATGGACGACGAAGAAGCCTACGAACATGTAAGCGAAGCAATGAAAGAGGGAAGCATAGATACAAACTATAGTGCGTTTCTTGATGGTGGAACTATAATAACCATTACGCTTTAAGGAGGTTGAGATGTATAAATTAACGATTAAAATGTATGGCGAGGAAGTTTCGCAAATATATGACACAAAAGAAATAGCTATAGACACTCTAATGAAATGTTTATCATTTTACCAAAATATTGAAAATTATAGTATTGATGAAATAAAGGGAGGAAAAAATGAAGCTAAATAACACCGCATCGCACGATAATTATACTGTACAAATAATATTACAAAATGGTGAAGCAAAACATTTCTTCACCGGGCCAAAATTAGAAGCGGCAATAGAGCTAATAAAAGATTTAATAAATGGAAGATATTATAATATAAGGTCAGCTAATATTATCGTAACAACAACAACGATTATGAATGCGTATTCAAAGGAGTATTGAAAATGAAAGTAAATTGTTTCAAAAAAATATATTGGTCGGATTCGAAGAATTAAAAGACACATCTCCAAACGGTATTGAATTATTTATGGCTAAAAATAAACTCGACTATATAACAGGCAAATATTTCCCAATAGCTATCAAAAAAGGTTTTAATGTTTATATATCTACAACATTTTTGATGACTAACAGAACAGAATAATCACTATTAGAGAGGGAATAAAACCCTCTCTTTTGTTTAAATTTTTTCAAAACCCTATTGACAAAATTTATAATGTGCTGTATAATATAATCAAGAAAGGA